AGAAACGCCCCGCCAATCTTGATTCGTTTGCCGTCCATCTTGCGGCAGAGTGGGCAAGACTCGCCGCGCGCCGACCAGCGCAGAATCGTCACGCCGCCCGCCACGTAGCCGTAGATTGCCAGCGCGTTGCCCGCCTCAAATGCCTGTTGGAAGCCCTCTTTGCCTGCCTTCGTTTCTTCCCATCCGTCCATACGTTCGTTAATGGCGGCCTCCGCTTCTTCGTCGCCCTCGGATTCTGCCAACAGCGCCCGCAATTGCTTTTCACCGCCGACGGCGTACACTTCCGTGTAGTTGGCGAGATAGCCTTCTATCCACTCCCGCATTTCGTCGTCCAGCGGCGCTGGCTCTCCGCCGAGTTCCACGGCGACCGACGCCATGATTGTCTCGGCGTAGGTCAGCATGATGTTGCGGAAATAGTCGGGGAACCAGGTACGCAATTGCTTGTAGAAACTCTCCAACCATGTCTCAAAGGAGGCGGTGTCACGCTTGCCCAACTTGCTATTGACCGCCTTGCGTATCGCCGCCGTTTCACGCGTGACCACGCGCGCCGCCGCATCTTCAAAGAGGCGCACGTTACGATTCATCAATGCGCGGCGGTCCGCCACGGCGCGATCTTCTTTGGGCTGGCTCGGCGCTTCTACTGCCCAGGCTTGCCGTCCCCCCTGTAAGGGCCTAAGGGTCAAGAGCCGTTGCGCTGGCGGTGGCAACGCCGCTGCCGGCGGTTCTGCCCCGACCTCCATCATATTGAGCGGCAGCAATGGCTCGTCTAAGCCTTCCAGCGGGTTCAAATCTTCCAGTTCACGCGCTTCATTGCGGGTCAGGAATCCGGCGTTGATACCCGTCGTGTATGCCCCGTAGCGGGAAACCGTATCGCCGCGCAGGAGTCCCGCAAAAATATATTTGGCAAAAAGCGTTTTGCGGTCGGGCGGGTTGAGTAGGTCACGCCAAATCGCCTGCTCGTGGCGCACCGCCCACGGCATTAAGGTATGCTGGACAAAGCTCAAGCCTTGATGCTCGATATTGCTAAATGTCGCCCGGTCCAAATCCGCCAATAGATGCGGTGGCACACGGTAAATGCGCGCAATCTCCGTCACCTGGAATTTTCGTGTTTCTAAAAATTGCGCCTCGTTGGGCGGGATGCCGAGCGCCTCGATGTCCATCCCTTCTTCTAAAATCTTGGTGCGGTGGGCGTTGCTTAACCCTGCGCTATCGGCGGTAAACGATGCTTGCAAACGTGCGTACGCCTCTTTGGATAATTTGCCGGGATGTTTCAATATCTTGTTAAGGTGCGCGCCGTTGCTAAAGAAGCGTGAGCCGAATTCCTCGGTCGCCAGCCCTAACCCGGTCGCCTGTCGTCCCGCTTGCATGACGGGACTAATGCCCATCACGCCATTGCCGAAGCCCTTAATGTGATGCACGATGTCGCTGTTGAGCGCTTGCACCTGGTCGTCCGGGTTGCGGTAGAGCCAATACAATTTGCCGCCGCGCCGTTCCCACCCCTCCATTTTGTTGGGGTTGAGCGGCCACAGCTCCACCGTTTCGCCACGGAAATTGAGCGTCTTTTGGCTCCAACTGTTACCCTTCAGCAGCGTATGGGCAAAGGCCAGTTCCCGCCATTCAAAGGCGGTCATCTCCGGGTTGGCAAGGTCATGCAAAACGGGATAGAGGGCGTGGTCGGTGGCGCGGTTCTTGTCGCGCCCCACCTGTCGCAGTAAGACCAGCGGCAGACTCGCCATAGATTCGCTGATAATGCGAATACAGGCATAGACGGCGCTGTAGCGCATGGCGTTGTCGTCATTGACGCCCGGTCCGGCATAGGTGGACCCGCCCGCCGCAATCAGGTCGAATAATTGCGCGCTCGACAATGCCCGCTGTTCACCGCCGAAATAGTTCGCCACCCGTTGTAATAGATTCATTGGTCACAGTCCCCCTGGGGACATTTTAGAGTTCCATAATTCCGCGCTCGTCATAGACCGAATACTGGTAGCGTGTCGCCCGGTCCAGCGCCATGATGCTCGCCACCACGCCGTCGATGCGCGCGCGGCTCTTGGCTTTGTCAGGTTTCAAATTGCCCGCCGGGTCTTGACGCGCCACGACGTTATCCGCCATCCAGCGCAAGACCGGGTTGCCGTCGTGGGCGATTTTTTGCGAAAGCACCAGCTTCATCAGTTCTTTGGTCGGCGGCGACATCGATTGGTAGCCCTGCCCAAACTGGATCATGGTCTGGCGCGCTTCTTCTAGGCGTTGGTACATCAGCGTTGCGCCCCAACGGTCAAAGGCGATTTCCTGGATTTCATATTGCAGCGCCAATTGGCGAATGGTCTGCTCAATATAGTAATAGTCAATCACGCTGCCCTCGGTGGCGTTAATGTAGCCGTCACGCAGCCACGCATCGTACGGTACGCGGTCACGGCGCACGCGCTCGTGTAGGTTGTCCAGCGGTATCCAGAAGAAGGGTAATAGCCAATACGGGTCGTCATCTTCTTCGGGCGGGAAACACAGCACAAAGGCGGCGATGTCGGTCGTGCTGGCAAGGTCCAGCCCACCAAAACAGACACGCCCGCGCAGATCCGGCAGTTCACGCTTGCACGCGTTCCAGGCCGTCATATCCAGCCAACGCTCGTCCTGCGAAGTCCACTGGTTGAGGTGCAAGCGCCGAAAGGTATTCTGGTACGCCGGCGATGATATTGCCCTGCGACATTCGCCCTCCAAATAGTCCAGCTTAATCGTTTCGCCCAGTCCCGGGTTGGCCTTGGCCCACACCACCGGGTTGGTCCAATCGTCCTCATCCTCCGCCGCCGCAATGTAGGCGAAATACGAGCTGTCCTCAATCACGCCGCTGAGTACCTGACGCGCATATTCATGCTGTTCAAAGCAAATGCTCTCCGGGTCATACACCCCCGCCGTCGTAATCATCACCATCAGCGGCTGTCGTCGTGCGCCGGTCGAGGTGTTCAGCACATCCCATAGTTCGCGGTTGGGTTGGGCGTGCAGCTCATCAAAAATGACGCCCGACGCATTAAAGCCGTGTTTGGTATGGGCGTCGGCACTAATCACGCGGTAGGTACTGCGCTCCGACTTGACGATGATCGACCTTCTGAACACTTGCCCATGTTCCGACAATGCCGGTGATGCCTCGACCATGCGTTGCGCCTCATCAAAGACAATGCGCGCCTGGTCGGTGTCAGCGGCTGCGCTGTAGACTTCCGCCCCTGGCTCGCCGTCGGCAAACAAAAGATAGAGTGCAAGGCCGGCACACAAAGTAGACTTCCCATTCTTGCGCGGCACTTCGATGTAGGCCGTGCGGTAGCGTCGCGTCCCATCCGCCCGCTTCCAGCCAAATAGCGGCTTGATAATTTCCTCACGCTGCCACTCCTGCAACTTAAACGGCTTGCCCGACCACTCGCCCTTGCTGTGGTGCAATAGTTTCTCAAAGAAGGCGACGGCGAGGTTGGCCGCGGCTTTGTCGTAGTGGAACCCGTCACTCAATGCTCACGCCCGCAAACAATTTTTCGGCCAACGATTGCGTTTGTTCTTCCGCCGGCATCGCCTCAATGCGGCTGCGGCTCGCTGGCGTCATGCCAAATTCGCCCATCAACTGGCGCATAGTCTTGAGCGCCTGGTTCGCAATCGACAGGTACGGGTTGTAGATCGGAAAGCCGTTGGGCGACTTAATCAGCATTCCCAATTTGCGCACCTGTTCTTCGGCGTCTATCCAACGCTGATATTGTTGGGCGTAGGCTGCCAGCGCCACGCCGTCAGCTTCCGTTAGCACGCGCAGCTCCACCAGCATACGCGCCACGCGCCGGTATTCCTTGAGCCCTTCGCCTTCCAACCACGACGGCGGCTTCGGTATCTTCACGCGCGGCTTTGGCTCACGACGGTTCAGCGGTCGCTTGCCTGGATTGCCGGCCAGTTCTTTGAGCGCCGTCGGCTTTGGAGCCGGTCCCCTTGCACCCATCAGTTACCACCTTCCCCCAATCAAAACCCGCGGACGCATGTGTTTTGCCACCCGGGCGTTTCTTC